ATGGCGGAAAACTAGTTGATCAATCATAGAATATACACCAAGTTTATGAGAACCCCTTAATTCAACAGCAGCAGCATCAGTAGGATGGAGTGTGCCAGCAGCATCACGCCAAATATTTAAATCACCATTAACTCTAATAGTAGATAAATCTAATACAGCATCTTGGCGACCTAGTGTAATAGTAAGAATAGGATTACCCCTAGCATGACTTACTTTACCACTTGCTGGAACATTGTTTGGTTGGATAGCAAGATACTTTTTAGCAACAGACATTTTTATATTATAACATATATAAAAATTTAAATATAAAAAAATTAAAAAATTACATAGAAAATATTATGCGAAGTATGCGAAGCAACCAAAGGGCAAACACTTTGTTATTATTTATTCAATCTATTATTTACCATAACTATTAATATTTCAAACATACTTAATAAATCTGGATGATGTATTAACAACTTTCTTATTTCTTGTACTTCAATAATATTTATAATATCTAACTTTTCTATTTCCCTTTGGGATGCTTTGCGTTCCATTTATATTATAATGTTATATAATTATCAAGTCCTCCAAAATTATTAAATTTAAAGTGTTACAGATACTGATCCACCTTTAATACTAATTCTGCGGAGGTGGAACATAAATACATATAGTAATTTATTGTGGGTTGGTGGTTGATCAACACCTGCTACATTACTTTCATTATATAGTAATTGTAATTGATTGGATTTGTTATTAAGATTAGCAACACCATCATTTAATGCATATGCCCTACCAATTAAGAAATTTCTATTGTAATCAACAAAAGATCTTGGAACTATACCTGCTTGATTAAGTGCTTTTTCTAATTCAATAAGTGGTTGAGCAGCAATACTTAAACCTTTATTAATCTTAGATACATTAATAGGTCTGCTTGGTACAAGTTTATCATCTACTACCATTTGGTAAGATGTAAGGCGGTCTATAATACCTACTTGACCACTCTTAATACTATGTAGTCGCCCATCCATAGCAGTGCTTTCTTCAGCATAAGTTGTTTCTAATCCACCAATTAAATCAGCAGTATCATAAACCTTAGCATCACTAGGCATACATATCATAGATTTAACCCTAGTATTAGATACAGCAAGATTAACAGTAGCATTTCTGTTAGATGATAATAATGAATGTTTGTAATTTGTAACACTTGGAATATCAATTTCAATACTTCCACCATCCCTCATCTTCTTCATCATTCCTGCTTCATATCTAGGATCTACACCAACTTGCTGTACTACAAGTTCAACATTAGATAATTGCATAGTTGCTGGATAATTAGTTGTTTTAGCAAGTAATAATGTAGTATTATCATCATTCTGTGTTCGCTTAGTATCAATAGCAGCACTAAATACTATAAAGTTATCAGTTGTAACATCTACACCAGTTCCTACATCACTATTTCTAAATGCTGTTGTAGTTAATTTAACATATCCAGTATCAATTGTAATATCAGTAATAGTAGGGTATGTTTGAACAGCAACTGCTCCACCAACAGTTAAAGATGCTTCACTATTAGGATTAGTAGCACTACAAAAACCAATTTTTTCACCTTTTACAAATGGACAATTTGCTACACTTGTCATATTATTTTGTAATCCTAAAAATATTTCTGTGCGATCACTAGCATTATCAACACCTAAATTAGCACCACCACTAGTAATACCATGAAATACTGGGTTCTGTTTCATTCTGCGGTGTCTGTTAACACTATCTAATTGTTTGATAATTCTGGAGGGGTCTTCTAAATCTATTTCTATAATTAATCCATCAGTCATCATAACTGGAAATATCTTATTTCCACCATCAGCAAACATACCACAATGAATTGGTAGTGATAATTTAGCAGTTAAGAAATCTTCAGCAGTGCCCCAATCTCTTGCTACTGGAACAGCATCTACTGGTTTGTAATAAGGATTACTTAATAAATCAATATTGTTTGATACACTAGTTCCAAGTGTTCCGCGGTTTTCAATATTATTAATTAAACAACCTTCTTTTAATGCTCTCATCTTTCTCATAGATTCATCACTATTGTATGAATATTGAATTTGCACCTTAGCATTATATTCAGTAATTTCTTCTAACAAAACAGCGCGGTTTCCAGAATAAACCCTAAGATTTTTTACTAATGCTTGACCCCCAATAGTGGAGTCAAGTTGTAGGCGAGTTGGAGTAAGACCAACAGGACAAGCAAGTTTAATATCACAATTTAAATATGAATTTTTGCCATCCATAAATTTAACATTACTAGGAATTTCAAAATCAACTCTTTTGCCACCTTGTCCAGCAGTTCCAGAATATGACCTACCATTAGTTGAACTGATAGCAACTTGAGTTTGAGATACTTTTATTTTTTCATCATTTTTCCAGAAAGAACTCATATTTTATAATATAGTTTATAAAATAATTTTAATATAAAAATAAATATAAAAAAAAATAATTAAGCGAAGTATGTGAAGCAACCAAATGGCAAACTTTGTTAAGTTGTCTATATATTAATTATTGTGTTCTTCCAACTGCTTGTTCAACTTGTTCACTTACAACTTCCCCCCTTGATTGACTTTTAATATCACTTTCAGTTTTTTCGCTTGATTCAGAACCTTCAGCAATATCACCACCAGTTTCTAATGCTGCACTACCTAATGATATAAGTGCACCTGCTCCTTCTAATCCAATACCAAATGGTGTCCAAGCAGTTAACACACCAGCAACTTCTAATGCTGAACCAACAATATTACCAATATTACCAACAACTTGTGCTTTATTAGATCCAAAATTACCCCTTTCAATATCTTTTATAACATCAAGACCACCACCTATACCTGCTATTGTACCTTTAGCAAAACCCTTTGCACCTAATTCTGCTGCACCTTTTAAACCTCCTGCTGCTGCTAATCTTCCAGCACCACCACTTTCTAATAATGCTGTACCACCTTCTTCAGCACCTTCTCCTGCTAATAATGCTGCTCCTCTTTCTGCTGATCCTTCTACTACATCAGCACTAGTTTGTATTGCTGGTGTTAAATCAGCACTACTTTCAACACCTAAAGTAAATGCATTAGCAGGTGCTTTAGATATAATTGATGCTGGTGCACCTTTTAAACCTTTTGCTACTTTTACTATATCACCTCTAGCACTAGCACTTGTTAATAATTTACCACCAGCAGTTCCAACACTAACCATATTTTTAGTTGTAATATCAGTTTGTTCTTCATTTTCAGCAACTTTTGCTTGATCTAATTGTTCTGCTAAACTATTATTAAAATCATTTGTTGCATTATTTAATTGTCTTGCCATTTCTGTTTGAGCATTTGCTTGTCCAATACTAGCACCACTTCCATAAAGTTCCATGTTTTATAATAATCATAATATTATAATTTAAATATTTAATTAAAATAATTTCTTATCACCTTCAGCAATTGGTGTTTCAAACCTTATATAAGCAGTTGCTGGATTGGTTTGTAAATCAAGATATAGAAAACTATATGGTTGATCTTCAATTGCTTTTTTATATAATTCCATAAATATACCAGGAAACATATCACCATATTCTTCTTGAATTTTATCTAATTCTTTCATATTCTGTTGTTTCATAATAATTACATCAGTACTATTGTTTCTAATTAATCCACTAACTGCCCTAAATGATTGTGTTGTAAATGCTAATAGTCCTATACCATAATGCCTAAATCTTGTTGCTAAAAATGATACTGCATTTGTTTTTTTAAAATCTTTTGTTAATATATCATCTAATACTAATGCTACACTTGGTCTATCTTCTTCATCAAATGATTTTTGACTATCTATAAGATTAGTAACCATTTCATCATCATAATGATCTTCTGTATCAAAAAACTTATCTAATAATTTACCTTTTGGATCTGTATGTAAAGTGTTTGAAATAATCTTAACTATATCAAACTTATCTTTATACATGTCTGGATTGCATAATAAATTTACAACAAGGTTTGATTTACCTTGTTTTACTGAACCAATAATTAATAGTAATGATGGTGGTTGTGGTAAGTGTGGATGTATGTCAGCAAATTTACTATTACTTGGTGGATCTTTTACTTTATATACTTTAGGTGGTTTTCTAGTTTTATTATCCATATAATATTATATATATAATATTTTTAATTTATATTTAAATCTAAAATTTATATTTGTTTATATAAATGGATTGGAATAAACATTTTTACATAAACCTAGATATAAGAAAAGAAAAAGATATTATTACAAAACAAGAACTTAAGAAACTTGGTATTAAAAAACCAAATAGATTTAGTGCTATTGTTCATGATATACCATTAGTAGGTTGTGCTAGAAGTCATATGGAATGTATTTATAAAGCAAAAGAATTAGGATGGGATTATGTAATTATGTTTGAAGATGACATTAAGATTGAAAGTAATAAAAAGTTAATTCAAAAAGTTAATAAATTTATAAATTATGATTTTGATGTACTATATTTAGGTTGTTGGAATTATGTAAAACCTATAAGTGTGGAAAAAGATTTAAGTAAAGTTGTCAAAGCAGTTTGCAATCATGCTTATATAGTTAAAGCACATTACTATGATACATTAATAAAAAATTTAAGTGATGGTATAGAATTAAAGTTAAGTGATCCTAATAATGGTAATTATAATATTGATGAATATAATCATATATTACAACAAGTAGATAGATGGTATGCTATAATGCCAATTCATATTACACAAAGGGATGGTTATAGTGATAATTTTAAAGAAATTAGGAATTATAGTAATAGGATAAAAACTATTCCTAAATAATTATACTATTTTATTTATTTCATCATCTTGTATATCATCTTGTATATCAGCACTTATATTTTTTTTTGGAACTAATTTTGGACTTTCTACTTCATTTAATATCTTATCTTCTTTTTTTAATATTTCATTTTCTTTTTTCAATATCTTATCTTGTTTTTTTTCATTTATTTTTGATTTTAAAGTTTTCATTTCTTCTTCTGTTGGTGGTCTTCTTTCACACCTAAATATATAACATAGATTAACCTTACAATGACATTTAGACATCCATATAACTTGTAATAAACCAGCAATAGCACCTAATACTAATACAAC